CACTAAAAAAATCACCAGATAAAACAGTATATGCAGAAGATGATGTAATTCCTAAATAATTTGTATAGCCACTTGGCGGAGTAACTGAACCAGCATTTTGTTGTGCTGTAAATTTAGATGCTTGAGTACCATAAATTAACCATCTATCAACAGGAAATGCATTAGCTGCAGTCACAGCAGCACCAGCATTTCTCTGGTCTATCCTCATATCACCATTTATAATACGGTTCTTTAGCACATAAGGTGACGCAGCAGCTCCTTGTAGAGAGGTGTCGTTAAAGGTGACCCCATCCGTCCCATTAATAATTACACTCATAGTACTGCTCCTAATTGTTCGTCTGTTGGTTTAGCTAGTGTAGGATGTTCCCATTTAGCTATGTAGTCACCTTTACCATCAGAGTCGTTTTGTAGAATAATTACTGTTAAAAAGTCATTATCAGTTAATTGTGGATATAGTTGTTTAATCTTTTCGTATAGTGTCATTATGCACTCCTTACCATTGATGCTGAAAATTGAGAATATAAAGAACCATTATTTGTAGTTTGTGATACCCCTGTGGTCTGTGTAAAATACAATTCAATATAATCAGTTGAACCATTACAATAAATAATACTGTTTATAACGCTTGATGGTCCTGCGGTACTAGAAGCTGTGTAATTATTAAAAACACTAGAACCATTTTTCAATATTGAAAAAGTCTGATATCCTGTTCCGCCTGAAGTTAAACTAACTTGTCCGTTTATTTGATAATAACCAGCAACTGTAGGGGTAAAACGATAGTTTGTTGTTGGGTCAAAATTAGAATTAGTATCAAATGTTTCTGCACCAAATTGTAATTTAGTTGCTGTATTATTTGAAATAGTTTGTCCAACATTTATATAAGCACTAAACGCTGGTCCTGTTCCCCCAAAAGTAGACGCAGTCGTTAATACTGTCCCTGTTGTCGCTGGCAACGTAAGTGTTGTCGTGCCAGCTACTGCTGGTGCTGCAAGTGTTACTGTGCCAGAGGTATCCCCAGCTATGATGACTGATGACATTATGCTACTCCTTTAGGATACTTATCTTTAATTGCTTGAATGTCTGCTTTCCAAACATCTATACCTTGATGAAATATAGTATCAAGTTGATCTGGAATACTAGGATATGCTTTAGCTCTAATATCTTGCCATACGCGTTTAACTACTGCATCATTAATAGTTAATCCCCATGCTTGACAGTATGTAAAGTCAAAACCATCATAAGATACAAATGCTTCTAGTTCTGGATAAGCTGTGCTAGATAATACTAAAAATTCTGAACAGTCTTGTTTTTGTGCAATAGTAAATACATCATTTTTTGGCTTTGGTTCTTTTGGTGTGCCAAATAATGATGCAGAATTATTTGCTTGTAATTTGTAGAGCAACATCTTTTTCTCCTAATAATAGAGTTTCTTTCGGCACAATGCCAATCTGTTTAAGTGCTTTTAATGTCTGTGGGTTACTCATAGCATTAAGTAATTTAGCTGGTGATGGTCTACCATTAGCAATAATTTCTGCTTGTATTTCTCTACCTATTTGCACAGTAAACTCATGGTTAGCATTTGCTTCAAACATTTCATCATCTGTATAAGGTGTGCCATCAGTATGTTTTAATCTTGTTGGTTCTACCTCTGTATAAACTTCTGCAATAAGTTTATTAAGTATTTCTAATTCAGCTTTATTAAGTTTAAAAGCATGGGCGGTATCTTCTAATGTAGACTCTAATTCAATTATCTCTGCTTGCAATGTAAGAATAACATGAAGTAATCCACCAATACTTTTTAAATGTTTTAGTTCTTCAAGTTTAGCTTGATACTTTAATTCTGCACATTGTTCTAATGCAGCTGCACGTTTACGACCTTCTAGAAATCCTTTTAGGGTTTTAAGTTTTTCCCAAGGAGTTGCACCTACTACTTGATACCTATAATTAAATTCCGAATTAAAATTTGATGCCATTTATATGTCCTATGCAGTTAATGAATATCCAGCACCAGTAACACCATATCTTGCTGTACCTACACCAGTTGTGTCTGTTGCTACTACCCCTGTATTAGATACTAAATTAGACATAGATAAATAACTTCCATTATATCCATATGCAAATATAGCTTTATCACTTCCATAAGAAGAATTTCCTGGGTTCCTTCTTGCTGTTCCTACTCCAGTAGTATCAGAAGCTATCACCCCTGTAGTAGATACTAAGTTACTTATACTAGTAAAAGCACTAGCAGAATTATAACCAAACGCATAAATTACTTGACCGCCACCAAATTGAGCTGCTCCTCCATAACCTTTAATAGTTACTCCAGCAGGGTTAGTAGTATCTGTTGCTACAACTCCAGTATTAGAAACAAGATTAGATGTAGATACATAACTTCCAGTAGTACCAAACATAAATATACCTTTATCTCCACCATAAGTAGCAGCACCAGGATAAGCTCTTGCTGTTCCTACGCCTGTAACATCACTACTAACAACTCCTGTGTTAGATACCAAATTAGTTACAGCTGTAGTTGGCGATCCAAACCCAAATATAGCTTTATCATTACCATATCCACAAGCAGCAAGTCCAGATCTTATTGTTCCTACGCCTGTTGTATCAGAAGCTACCACACCTGTGTTAGATATAAGGTTTGTTATTGCTGTATCAGCACCTGAAGTTAAAGAACCAAAACCAAATATAGCTTTATCACTACCATAACTAGCAGCTGCTCCTAATACTCTGCCAGTTGCAACAGCTGTAGTATCTGTAGCTATTACACCAGAACTAGAAACTAAATTACTAAGACCAAAAATAGTACTAGCATTAGCACCACCAATCATGATACCTTTTTGTGTACCATAAAGAGCAGTTGAAGAATACCAAACACTACCATTAGAATATTCAAAAGAACTAAGAGTAGTATTATATCTTATCATACCCGCTGCTGCTGTTGGTCTTTGTGCAGTAGTACCAGATGAAACAGTTAAAGCTCCTGTAGAGTTAAATGTTGAATCAGTTGTAGCTGAAACAGCACCAGTAACTGCAATTCCTGTAGATGTAATAGCTGCTATTGTTGTGCCATTACTCTGTAAACTTAAATTAGCTGTGCCGTCAGCCGTTTGGACTATGGCTGCTGGACTTGTACTTGCGTTTATGGTTGATGCCATTTATTTCTCCTAAAGGACTACCCATCTAGCACCGCTAGGGATAGTAACAGCTACACCTGAGTTAACCGTAATAGGACCGACACTCATAGCATTGCGACTAGTTGTTAATGTATAGTTTGCTGTAACTATTAAAGCATTTTCATGGAATACTTGATCAGTACCAGCTCCTGCAGTAGCACCAGCAAATAACTGATTTATTTCACCAGCTGTAAGTCTTAGTTCTACTTTATCACCAGATGCAAATGCTGAAGCTGATGTACCTTCTTGAGCTCTTACAATAGTAAATGTATCTGTACTTCTTGCTGTTACTTTAACAATTTCAACTGTAGTACCAGCTGTATTTTGTAAAGTACAATAAAAGAAATTAGACCCTGTTAAGGTAGGAAATAATGCACCAGTAGAAGCAGCTACAGTTAACGAGGTAGCACCTATAAGGATACTAGACGCTAATGTAGAGGCGGCATTATTGGTAAATTGATAATTAGATGACATAGACTATCCTATTAATTTATTGAGTTTGTATTAATTGATGAACCATTTATTTCTCTAGCCCCTGCTGTAATAGGGAACCTTCTTACCCAGTTTAGTATTGCTGTAACTATACTTGTAGCATTTTGTTGAGCTGGACCTTGTATATATTGAACTGTTAAACTACAGTTACTAGAAACATTAAAATTAGCTGTTGGAGCAGTTAATGCTATAGGTATAAAGTAGTCTGGAGGTTCTGGTCTCAACCAAGGTGCTATCTGAGTATCTGGTACACCTCTAACAAAGTCTTGTGGTTGACGGATTTCCCAGTCATCGTCACAACACATTAGACCATCCCAACGTTGACTTAAAGCACTAGCCTTATACTTACGACCACAGACATCACAATCTGCTATCCAATCTCCATTGTCATATCTAGGGGTATAACTCAAAGGAATCTCCTATACGTTAAGAGGAGATAAGACTGGAAGGTCTGCTACAAGAGAGTAAGTATTTGCTAAAGATGTTATTATTGTTATTTCAATACGATAGATAACACCATCTAAACCATTATAAATACGTTGAGCAACCTGTTGACCACTTGCTACAGGAGTACCTACTAAGATACTACTAGGACTAGGATCAGTGCCTGATACAACTTCAACTGCACTAGTAGCTGAAGATATTGTTTCTCCAGTAGACATGACTGTTGAAAAGTCAAAGGTAAATTGCTCGTTCTCTGTAGTAATTTTGTATGAGAATGATGCACTCATATGAGTAAGTCCTTATTAATAAAATATCTTACGAAGTTTAGCTGCAGAAACTGTTCTAAATTTCTGAGCAGCATACATAAATCTACTTACAGGGTAATTAATAAACGAAACATAGTTTACTAAAAGTACTTGAATTATTGTAGATACTGCAGTAATACTTATATTAATAAGCTTACTTAATATAATACCACAATTTACTGAAATTGTCAATAAGTTATTTAACAATTTATTGACTATAGCTGTTACTGTAGCTACTACAGATAAAGTTCTAAAATAAAATCTAGCTACAGCTATGGTTACTAAAGAACTTACAGATACTGTTAAAGTTTTAAGTAAAGCTAAAGTTTTAGTTAAAGTAGTAGTAACTGTAGAAACTACTAAAGTTAACGGTTTAGTTATAGCTTTAGTAATACTTATAGAACTAGAAGAATAAGCTAGTAAAGTAATAAGTCTATTAACAGCTGTTAAAATAGTAGCTGAAACAACTTCTACTTCTAAAATAATCTTACTAAAGTAACGTTGTAAAATAGGAATAACGGTACTTGTAACAGATAAAGTCTTTAAATAACTTAATTGTTGTGCTATAGTAACTATTGAAGATACTATAGAAGAAGTTATTTGTTTACCTAATTGTCTAACTAAAGTAACTGTACTAAATACAGAAGCAGAAATTATTTTACTAAATGTAATAGCTAAGTTTATAGTAGCTGTTGATAAAACATTTATTAAAGTAATAATCTTAGCAAAAGCTCTTACAATAGATACCGTAGATGTACTTGAAGCTAGTAAAGATTTAACATAGGTAAAGGCCTGTGTTATAAGTACAGAACTTGTACTTGTAATAGTTTTTAATGCCCCAATACCTCTTAAGAAGGAAGCTGTAGAAGAGGTAACAACAGAAAGTGCCTTAGTGAAAACAGCCCCACCAGCACTTCCATTGACTACCTCTACATTAACTGCAGATTGATTAAGAGCCACAGCTCAAGGCCCCAATCAGAATTAACTAAATTGCGTTTTAAAAGTGAACTGAATACTGTCACCAGAAGTTAAAGCAACTCCAGTGAAGTCACCTTTAACAAACAAGTTACCTGATGATAAAGCATCAAATAAACCAGCATTAGTAATAGTTAAACTAGAACCAGCTGTTACTGTACCAATAACTTGATAAGTATCATTTGTTGTTGATGTTGTTTGTTGTGTAGTTGTACCAGAAGTTCTAGTACCAACTTCAGTAAATAAAGTTGTGTCAGTTGCAGCAGTAGTACCTGCACCTGTACCCCAACCTACATATTTAGGTTGTGTTGCAGCACCGCCAGCAAGGTAATTTGTTACAATTGCCTTACCAGTATTGACTAATAGTGTAGCCATTTTTTAATTCTCCATATAATACGTTTAAAAGGGTTCTTGTGCCAATATTGAATTGTTCCAAGATTTTCAATAGTTCCATCTGCTCTTGTAATAATAGCAGAAATCTCCATTTGTTTTACTTTAGCATCAGAAGTAATCATGATAAGTTCCTTAACTTGTAAAGTGTACTCAAATATAACTCAACAACTTCGTCAATAATGTTTTGAATAGCTGATCTATCTGTTGCATCTTTACGCAGTTCATCAATAGTCTTAAGTTGTTTCTCTAAGAATACATCAATTGCATAATCTGGTAATTTAGCATATAAGGGGATGTCTCCTAAAAGACCTTTATCCCCTTGATACGCTTCTGCAAGTTTATCTGCTAGATCAATTACATCATCATAGAAATGCCCAAGAGCTTTGTGTTTAGCATAACTCTTAGTTTTTAAATGTTCAATGTGTGCAACATTACGTGCAAAGAACAATAATCCTATGATTTGTTCCATATTAAGTCCATTGTTTAATACATTCAATTAATAAACTGAATGATAATGAGCCTGATGAATAACCGTCTGTATCATATAAAACTTTACCAGTCACACCTGCACCAGCATTGTTTTGTAAGAAACCAATTGGTTCTCCCATTACAAATCCCCTACCTACAAACCTCCAGATAGGTACATCTGTTGTGGCATCCCAATAAAGGTTAACAGCTAAGCCATCTTCTATATCATAAGTTACTTTTTTAATTGCTACTTTAGAAGGTTGTTGTGAGTTTAAACCTGAAGCATTAACTGCAGCAACAAGTGCTGGGTCAATTAATGTAGCTAAACTTACGTTACTTGTATCTAAAATACCAACTAATTTAACAACTAAGTTACGTTCACTATCAACTAACGTTTGAATCTGAACTGAATTAGCCATGTTATTCTCCTATTAGCGTGCTAGTTCTTGAGCAGCTAAAACAAAATCAACACTTAAAGTATCAGTTGCTGTTGGAGTAATTTGGAACACAGGTGCCATTAACACGCTTGATAGTGTTGTACCTGAAGTACCAATTGTTGGAGCTGAAACACGAGCTACTAAAGCATTGTCTGAATAGACTAGTAAATCAGTACCATCGTAGTAGAAACCTAAAGTAACCCAAGTATCTGCTGCAGCTGTTGCTACGCCAGTTACTAAAGTAGTAGCTGAAGAGCCTACAGTTGATACTAAGTTAATAGATGTTGATGAGGCTGCCTTAGCAAACCATAAACCATCAGTTACACCTGAACCATTACGTAAACCTACATAGAATGATTTAGTACCTGATACAGCTGATGCTTTAAATCTTGCTTCATACCAGAACTGATTACCAGCTTGGAATTGTAAGAATGAACCAGCTTTGTAAGCAGCTGTTGCTGTTGTAGCACCACCTGGTGTTAATACACCTGCACCACCAACAATTGTGCTTGACAATGTAAATGTTGATGAAGAACCTGTTACTGTATAGTCAGTACCAATAAGTGTATTAAAGTCATTTTGATAAGATGAACTACCTAATGTTTTTTCACTTGATGTGTGAAATGGATCTGGAAAAGGATAGTTACCTAGTGTTTCACCTTGGTAAGCTGTACCTACTCCGCTTGTAAATCTTGTTGGATTACCCATATAAATCTCCTTTGACGTTGTATGTTATAACAACGCTTATTGCTAAGCGTCATCAGAGAACACTAAATTATTTGCCTTTTTTTACAGGGGGGCGTTTCCCTTTTTTTTCTTCTATTGGATATGACATACTTACTCCTAAAATAAAGATTAGAGGGAACTTTATCTCGCCCCCTCTGCACTTTAATTAAGTCCTAATTAAGGACCGTTAACACCATAGATTGCTCTAGGGTCTGTCCAGCCAAATGAGTATCTTTCGTAACCCTTAGCTTTAGCATTCATTGTATCAAAATCATTGTCTTGATCAAATTGAATACCAACACGTGAGTAGTACTTGAGACCGTTTTGGATGTTAGTACGAACAAACCATGCGTTTGGTGATGTTAAGTAGTGGTTCATTACGATACCTTCTGGTAAAGCATTTGTTGCTACTAAAACGTTCACTGCATTGTTTGCTGTTGATGGTGTGTACGCTGATTTCATAATGCGGTTAGCATTCCACCAGTTTTGACGAGCAACAACTAAGCTTCTTGGCATAACATTGATCAAAAGACCACGGTCATTTTGGAAACCCATAATTGCTGTTAATGCATCTTCTAAAGACGCTTCAGAAAGATCTGCATCTACTGAAGGTTTATTAGCGAATGTACCGCCAGAGGTGTTAGGATGTGATGTAGAGCATAATGCAACACCGTCACCACCTAAATACGTACCATTAAATGCACGGTTGTAGATGTTAGCACCAACGTTTTCTTTCGTTTGACGGAAAGACATTGCTAATGCAGCAGATCTACGACGTGATACTTGTTCATACAAGTTGTCATCTAACTCTTCTTTTGTTACGATATAACCCAAAGCGTAAGCAATGTGTGTATAACGTGTTGTGAAACCTTGAATTTCTGAATCGTATGAAACTCCAGAACCTTCGGATTTAACTGGAGCTAAACCGAAACCTGTAAGTTGAACATCTTCTTCATAGTTCATTGAGGATGTGTCACTGTCAAACAATTGAGAATATTCTTCTTTATGTTCATCGTAGACTTGACCCCACCATGCTTTGATCCCTGGCCATAGAGCCTTCGGATGTGAAGCGGTTGTTATAATACCAGCCATGTTATATTCTCCTTATTAAGCCGTGCCAACTGGGTTGAGGAATTGATGCTTGTTCCATTTTACCAATGCATTAGCATAAGCACCAGCAGCATTATTAACTGCTTGTGTTAGACCAATGATTTGTAATGGCAATGCTAATGAGCCTGAAGACCCAATTGCAAGGAATGAAGAAGCATTCAATACTGTATTTGATAGCGGAGCTGATTGAGCAAGAGTTGTTTGGTTAGCTGTAATAGTTAAACCAGCATTCTTGAATACGTCAGCAGCAGCTACACCTGTAGCATCACCTTCTACTTCGAAAATAACATTCGGATCATCAACTACGTAAACGTAGCGAAGTCCTGAGCTAAGTGGTAGATAGATTGTGTTTAAAGCCAATGTTGTACCTACTAAAGATACACTTGGGTCTGATACGCGGATACCTACAATAACACCAACTGGTGTATCAGTAGTAGCCGCTTTTGTTGCATAAGGTACACCATTTGTATCACTTGAACCTGCAACTTTAACAACGTCGCCAATAGCGTAAGTGTTAGAAGCGTCAGAAGCGATAGCGTATAGGCGACCCTGTTCGTTAAACGGAGCACCAGTAATTGTTCCTACTGGGCTAAGTCCACGAGGGGAATTTACGTTAGCCATTTTTATTTCCTTTTAGAAATTTAATTTATGTTTTATAGTTAATACCACCCTTAGGAGTATAGAAACCTTCAGAACTTGTACCGTCCTTAATATTTACACCACCACGGATTGCATCATCTACTCGATCATTTCGTTTATGTAACTCTGCTTGATCGTCTTCCCACCACTCTTGTTTAATCTTTAACAAGTAGCCGTATAGACCATCACCTTTCTCGCTTGTACCAACTAGGTATCTTACCTTTTCTCCTAAATCTGTATTACCAGATGTAACGCTATCTTTTACACCGCCCACTTCGTCTGGTTGAACAAACTCCCAGCCCCCATCTATTGCGGTTTGGATACGGCCAGGTTCATCATTAAAGATGTGTAGCTTATATCCAGGGATTTGATGATTCACAGTTAACTTAGCTTGAGTGCCATTAAAAACGTTTCTAACACGCTCACGTGTAGGACGTTCTGTAGTAGTTCTAGTAAGTGCCTGTTCTTTTTTCTCTTCAATTGTTAATGCTTTAGCCATAATTGTTCTCCTTAATTCCAGTCGTATGAATCGACATATTCTTGTTTAGATTTGATCCATCCTTGTTTAATGAATCGATCACATGCTTGTCTTGCGTCATCAGGTAGGTTATCATAGGACTTCTTACCAGATGTTGTACCTCCCCTAACATTACCAGTAGAATCTACTGCACTACCCTTAGTTTTTTTACCTAAGGTTTTATGGGGAAAATACTCCACAATCTTTTCATCAAGCTTGTCTAAAAAAGCACGACCAGACAGGTGGGGGAATTGTCTTCTTACCGATGCTCCTAATCCATTAGCTACATCAGTCATCTCAGTGTCGTCTCCGAACCATTGATTGCGACCTAACCAGCTTTGTAAATCAGGGTCATTTGGTATGCTGACCTGTGCTTCAGTTTTAGCAGGCTCTTCAGCTTTTTTCTTAGCTTCGGCCTTTGCTTCTTTCTGAGCATCTTTTAATGAATCAATTTGATCGTCAATATCAACTACCAAATCTCCATCCCCTGCTGCAATTGCTTCTCGTTTTTGACTTTTTAACTGGGCAATCTGTACTTCATATTCAGCTGCCTTACGTTCAAAAGACTCTTGTTGGAATACTTTAAATTCCTCAACGGATGCTTTTATGCTGTCAATTTCTTTGGCTTTTTCATCCAGCCTCTTCATAAGTAACTCATTATTCTTACGGAGAATAGGATTAATCTCTTTACCTCGTTTTACAAATACTTCTGCATCTACCCAATCAGTGTCTGATCCTCTAAACTCTTCTTTAGGAACCCAACCAAAAATGCGGGCTTCTTTTTCAGTCTGTGGATCTAACTGTTGTTCTTGTTGCTCAGTATTCTCTTCTTGTTGCTCTACTTGTTTTTCTTCTGACATATGGTTTCCTTTAATCAACTAATGCTACAACATCTAAATCATTTATGATTCGGTATTCTTTGCCGTCATCTCCTGTATAGATTAGGCCTGAGTACTTACCAAAGATTACATGATTTCCAACTTCAGCCCAAGGGCTTGGTTGATCTAACCATGCAGTATTGCCTAACTCGACAATAGTACCTTTTAGTTGTGCTAGTCTTTCCCTATCTCTATTTTCACCGACTGACAAAATAATACCGCTCTGTGTTACTTCTTCTACTGGATCTGGGAGTATTAAAACTCTGTGACCCTTAGGATGAATCCCACTAGTATTTTGCATCTTCTCTTGCTCCCTCTACTAAATCCTCATATGTTAAATTAAGGATACTTAATACTGCACTACATCTTCCTTTTATTTCTACCTCATTGTCCACGTTACCACGGACAAGCATTTCTTTTAGATATTCCCTATCATTGTGTAGGGACTTCTTGAGTGCCTTGGTCACTGGGCTGTCCACCCATTCCAAGAATTCCTGCTGTGTTATTGTCATACTTTACTACTCCCTCGGTTGCTTTCATCATCATATCAATAGATTTAAGAATGCCATCTTGGTGAGCTTTAGCTGCCCCTAACTTAGTTTGTAACATTGCAATATCGTGACCTGCTTGAATACCGCCAGCCTCTTCAAGTGCTTTAGCTGCTTCTGCTTCCATCTTAGCTATCTTAGCTTTATTTACTTCTGCTTCTTGTTGTAGTTTTAATACACCAAGTTTAAACTTAGTTTCAAGTGAAAGTTTACGTTCTTGAGCTTTAATTTGTTCAACTTGAACCTTAACATCTGGACCGCTTTGGATAGCGTTAGGACCTTGAGGATCTGGTAGAACTTCGTCAATATTAGGTATTTTAAGTGCTTCAAGGTAACGTTTCATTACATTGTACACATTAAAGCCTGGTACTGATAATGCTGTTTGTTTTAAAGTTTCAGCTTGCATAATACGTTGTACATCAGATACTACATGTGGATCTGCTGCAGGACGAATGTCTGTGCTATTATCTTGATAGTCTGTAGCTAAAACACCACCACCTGCAAATTTAGTTTCTTCTGGTAAGTATAGTTGATTTAAACGATAGACTTTACGAATCTCTTCATTTAAAGCTCTATAGGTACGTTTAAAGATACCAGCAAATACTTTCATACCTTGTTCTGCCATAGTACGTGATGTTTCTGCAGGAGTATTCTGACCTACATTTTCACCTACCATAATGTCTGTAGAACCTACAATTCTTTCACCATAGTTAACAAGTGTTGTTAATAGTGTGTAAAGAACTTGACTTGGTTCACGAACAGGTAATGGATAAATACCTTTAGCTAAGTCTTCTCCAGTAGAATCTACATGTTTCCATTCCATAGGAGCAAAGTTGTAGTTACCACCACGAATCTTAATACCTCTTGAAAGGAATCCACCTGCTGTGTTAGCCATTGTGCCAGCATCAACAAGTTGGTTAATGATTGTATTGATAGATTCGTTTAGTGGTCCTAAAAGAATACCAAAACCAATATCATAGAAACCACCATCAGGTGAGGGTATGAATGAATACTTAGTAAAATAACTCTCAGGTTTAATATTTAAGATTTCATTCTTATCATTTCTTTTAATCGATGTCTCAAAATAGTTAGCAACAATACGAACTACTTTACGAGTATCTTTATGTACTGTAATAATGTACGGTTCTTTAAAACCATCACCATCTAAATCTTCCCAACGATGCTGTTCAATAAACTCAAATGGTGTACCAGGATCTGATTGGGGTTGGTAAACACCTTGAGCTTGATCTTGTGCTTGACTTAGATCATCTTCTTGAATAGTTTGTTGTGGTCTAATTTTAAAATCATCAGTCCAAATACCACGACGTTGTCTAGATAAAACATCATTAACTGATAAGTAAAGAACATGTGATTGACGATTACAGTCTTTTAAATTCTTAGTCCAGTAAGATACAACAAAATCTTTAGCTAATACATTTTCTGATATTGGATGATCTTCATTAAAGTCCCAATATGTTTTCTTAAATGCACAACCAACAATAGGTACTGTAATAAGCACCTTGTCCATTTCTGATTCCCAGCATTCATCTTGTTTTAATAACTGGTAACTCATGTGTTTTTCAACACGTTTATTTCTGTCTTCTATTTCTTTTGATGCTCTAGGATCAAGACTCATAGATGAGTCATAATCTACTTTAACAATCTGATCACTAGGTATTAAAGCAGGATAAGCTCTACTATGGAACTGTAATGCTGCAATAGTAACTAATGGAAACTTGATATTAGAGGCATTAGTCCAAGGAAATGATTTAGCTTCTGATACTTGAAGAGCTAACTTCATAGCGTTTTCTACACGTTTTTCCCATTGAATACGTGATTCTTTATCTAGGTTAAACTCATTAATTACATGATAACCAATAGTATTAAGAGCTCTTTCATCTAACAAATCTACAATGTTAGGAGAAGCTAATAATTTATTAATATTTAATTTTACGTCTAGTTCCATTTAATATCCTGTTATTTGTGAACGTCCATCGTTTGTTGAAGAACGCTTAGCCATTTGATATTCATACTCATCTTCCTCTTCAGGAGAATCAGCGTCTTGTACTTGGTCTACAATAAGACCTAACCAACTTAAAGCATCTACTTGGTCATCATGTCTAGCTTTAGGGAAACGAACCATCTCTTCTTCTAAGTCAGGATACCAAGCAGCACTCTTGTCAAACTTAACCCCTCCAGCTCTAAACCTAGCTTGGAATGATCGTGCTCTAGTTTGTTTATCTTTTGTAGGAGTCATAGGGAACAGACTCATGTATTGTTGTCTAGCTAACTGCTCACGTCTTAGTATAGGACCTAGAGCTTTCTCAATAGCTCCTCGTTCTGTTACAAAGTATTGAGGTTCATATTTCTTTTGTACTGAAAACATCTCATCAACAATCTCCAAGGAATCCCATCTTCCTCGTCGAATGTCCACGATATTCATTATACCATCTGAATCAATCCCACCAATAGCAATGACAGTATAATCGCTACGTTCTCTAGTAGAAATGGCGAAGTCAACTGCAGCGTAGTAAGTAAGTTTCTTTTCTTTATGTTTAATTGCATCTAGTGTAAACTTTGGTATCTCAATAAAGTCAGGACGCTTAAAGTAAGCTGTCGACTCATCAATTGGATAGTTTAAAAACTCTTGTGCATATACTTCAGGGATACCTTGTTTAGTATAATCTTCTTTCTTTGTTTGAAAGAACTCTGCATTATATCTATCAGTCCACAGTATATGCTGGTAATCTTCTGAGTGAGCTCTGTATCTTACAGATCTCCACTCTACACGTTTTCGTGTTGAATATGTTTTTAGTGGTTCAACTTTAGTATAATCGCCATCATAATCGGGAGGCATAATACGATTGAGTAAGGAATCAAGATGTAACACAGTTCCCACAACACGTACAATACCATGCTGAGACCTACAAGGAAGAAGTGCAGCATAAAACCATCTTCTAAATTTCTCTCTACGGTCTTTGCTTTGTACTTGTTCATCGCCTTCTAAGTCATCACATATAATTAAATCAGGTCGACGTTGATCCCATTTAAGTCCACGTACCCTTTGTTCTGCACCACGTACTAAAACTCTAAATTGTTCACCATCTGTAAACTCTACAATGATGTCAGTCTGTGAATCTTTAATAAGACCTTTGATACCAAACAACGTAACTAAGTCTTCATTATTAATTAGCTCATCTTTAAGATCACTGAGGAAGTTAGTTGCTTGACTCTCAGTGTCTGATATAATTAAAGCAAACTTTCTATCTCTAAATAAAAGAGCAGCGAGCAAGTAGGCATGAGTGATTGCAGTGGATTTACCGTGTGCCCGCGGGGCTGCAATTGCTACAAGAGGATCGTCGCTGCAACAGAGATCCCACCACTCCAGATGGCATTGCGGAGTAGGGGTAGAACCGTCATAACGTCTTGCTAAACATGCTCCAGCAAAACCGTGGATCATGTCTGGAGTTAACTTCATCTATGTCTTTTCTGTTTCTCACCAGGATTGTGACCATTGTCACTACGATTAGCTGATACTGATCTTGTTCGTGTATTACTTAAGGCTTTAGATCCACCAGCACGTAAAGGTCTCTTATGATCTACATCAGTAGGACCAGCCCCCTTAGCTCTAGAAGCTTTGTTTCTTGCAGCTCTATCTTTCTTAGCTTTGGTAGAGTCAGCAAACAAGTCATACTCTTTTTTATAGTTTCTTTTATAATTTGGTGAACTAGGCATTATCTTTTACTTTCTTTAGAGTGGTGTTTTACTCTTCCTGTATAATAATCTAATACAGGTTTATTTTTAGGATGGTATATAGCTTCAGTTATTTGAGCTTCGTGTTTACTTCTTATATTTGCTTTTTCACCACCACCTATATACTTTTTAGTAAGCTCTAAACCTACGCCTTCTTTACCTTCACCATATCTTTTGTTATATAAAGCTAAAGGAACATGTAAAGCTTTTGTAGCATAAGAGGCATTATCAGCAGCCATGTAACGATCTGCTTTACCTATAAGTTTAAATGTAACTGGATCTCTTATAATTTCTTGGTTAGTAGATTGTTCTAAACCTAGGTCGGTAGCATACTTAGTAACTTTATGATAAGAATCTGCTCTAGACTTCCATCTAGGATCTGCAAGTAATTGTGCATCCAGTGCTACACGTTTTTTATTAAATTCATCAAACACTCTCATATTGCCACTATCATACGCTCTATTTTCTAAACTAGCGTAGGTATTAGATTGATCAATAATACCTTGTAAATCTTTAGGAGGAGGAGTTTTATAGTTAACAAAAACACCATTATTACCATAAGCTGTTCCTTCATGGTAACGACTCTCTCTAGTTGCTAAAGGTAGAAACTGTTTAAGTGTATCTTCATCAAGACCACCAACTTCTCTAGCTTTATGTTCAGCATAAGCTAAACCATCTAAGTACCCAGTAGGAATCTTTTGACCTGCCCAAGGAGTACCTTTGTTTAATTTTGTAGGTTGCAATGAATGTATTGTTGGATATACATCTAATGCTACTTCATCAGGATCTGGTAAATCTGCAACAGGTTTTTTATTAGTACCTGTTCTCCATTGTAACTGTTGTTGAGATGAAGGTACTAATTTAGGTCCCTGTGTTAGAGCTCCTTGTTGCATTTGTTGTGTTGGTTGTACTTTAGTAGCTTTATTGCCATTAAAATAGCTCCATAGAGCTTGCATTGGAGCATTAAAGTCCATTAACTACATTTCCAACGTTTAAGTGATGCAGCCTTTCTTGTAGGACGACCTTTTTCATCTTTCATAGGTCCTGGCATACCAGACATACGTGCACAGAATGATCTTTTACGTGGACCACCACCTGGTTGTGGGGCTTTTAGGTTAGAACCTGTAGCTGCATTGTATTTTGCACGGCCTTTAGCAGTAAGACCTGCTCCTTTAGAAACAGGAAGCTTCTCACCACGACCAACAGCAAGGCTTACGCCCTTCTTTTTGGTAGCCATTTTATTTAAATCCTTTGAGTGTCTGTGCTAAACGAGCACGTTGACCTATTTTACCAGGTTTCTTAGCAGCAGCTGCCAGTTTACCTGCAGGAATCTTCTCGCCTTTCTTAACACCCATAGACTTCTTGAGTGCTCCAGGCTTCTTGATTGCTTCTGCAATCCAATTTTTAGATTTAGTTGCCATATTAAGATACTTTCCTATACGTTTTAGTTTTGGCTTTAATACTTTTAGGCTGTGCTACAAACTGTTTACCTTTAGCTTTACCTTCTCGCTTAGCTTTTGTTGTAGCTGCATATTCTTGTGGAGTTAAAGCTTTAATTGCTTTCTCAGGTAGGTATCTTTCACCAGTTACACTGGACTTTTTACCTGACTTAGTCTTCCACTTCTGTTCACCCCAAGCTTTAAGTGAACGTTGTGGTTTAGCTAAATGACTCATTTGTAACTACCACCAGCAGCTTTGTACTTCTTAGCTACTAGTTGTGCTTTACGAGCACTCCATTGTCCTGCTTTAGTACCGTGTGTTGCTGCTGCTTTAACTTGAGATACTATCTTCTTGCGTAAGCTTGGTTTAGTATAGTTGTTAGCAGCATTAACCTTTGAAGCCATGACTTAGCATTTACCCTTTTTCATTGGCATCTTCTTCATTGGTTTTTTCATTGGTGCTGACTTCTTGTACGGTGTTGCCATAAGTTTCCCCTTCGATTTCTGTAGCGTTAGCGAATTTCTCAAACTGCTTAGCGAGTAGTTTTAATCTATCGTCTACAGCAACTTGAGTTGTGATACTCGTAGGCTCGCCTCTAATAAGCTGACGTCGAGTTACAAGATTGTTAAATAGGTTTGATAATACTTTAGTGTCTACAGGCTTGCGAACAAGCTTAGACTTTCTTACATCCCAAAGATAGTCGCCATTATCGAGTCTGTCGACCAGATGATCCAAGCTGCGATCAAGCACACCACTAATTCTAGAAGCCAACTTTTCATTTTGTTCAATAAAAACTTTCTTTTGAATTTCAGACCACCAAGGTTCGTCTTTCCAAAGACGTAAGAACTTAGGATCTATGCCAGTTAACTCACTGACTTGATCTACATCACCGTAGACACAGTACAACGCACAAGCGTCAGTCTTCTGTTCTAGGTTAAAGTAACTAGGGTTATTGAATTTAAATCCTGGACCACGTTTCTTGCTTAGTATGATTTCTTTGTCATCTAGCTTGTACCCAGACAGCTTGTCTGGATTAGTATCTTCAGGTAACTCTTCTCGTATCATAGATAAATTCTCACTCACTTAGTAATAGTATACCATAACTCAAAGTAATTGTCAAGTACTAACAGGCCTTGTTCGTAAATATTTTATATTTTTCTTGACAGGAATATACATTTGTGTTAAAATCTATTAATTATTAATTAATAATTATTATTAATTATATTTATTTATATATAATATAATAATAATAGTTATAGTTATTAATTATTAATTACTAATTATTAATTATAGGAATCCAGTAATCAAGACTGAGGACGTAAGTCCGAAGTCTATTAATCCGCACTTAGTTAAGACGAGGACCGTGATCAATAAGAGCCTCCGTTAGGAGTGTCCGTTACTAGGCTTAATGCTAAAATCTATAATAAATCTAGTTTAGTGCCCCCCATCAGATATCTATATCAATTAATTGCTCCCCCCTGGGTGACAGGCCGTAGATAGACCTACCACCTACCTAGCCCACCTAGTCCCCCTGTATTAATCATCATACATTGTTAATCAATACATACATTGATAACATATACACCATCCATACCCCTGTAATATACATTAATTAATCATTGCTTCCTAGGATTATTAGAGTGTGTATATCACCAATCATATCTATCAATAACTTACACCATACTAATCATACCCCTAATCGTTGCGTAAAGGTACCGTAAACGCATTATCTTATTCATCTAATGGTTGTGTATCATCTAGTAATTCTTTGTGCGTTTAAACAGGCTTTCGTAAACCGAGCCATAACTACAATGTCTCGTCCCTTCGGGCTTCAATCCTTAACGCAAGTGCTCGATAATTACTAATCAATATAATAATTGTTTCGATGTAATTAATTTTTGGAAAGGAATAAAATGAATAATTATTATATCTTCAAAGCAATATTAGAATTAAATAAGTTCAATCAATGTAATCTTAAAGAAGGAAATCAATATGTCTAATCTAACTTATTTCATCTTGCAATCAATTGTATTAATTGTTTATGGTTCTTATGTATTAAACAAATACAATAAAAGAAAAGCATTAAAAGCTTTAATAAAACCTATTCAAATCGTCAGTCATTCACCAATAGTTGTATCTATTGACAATGCTAAACAACGATAGATTAACTACTATCACTAAACTGACAACCGTGATTTGAATGTTTGTCTTTAATAAATGGTGATAGGTAAATGTTTCTAATTGTATCAAAATGTAATAGTTTGTAAAAGTTGCACAAGTTTTAAATAGTTTGGTATAATACTTCACAAGCACAAGGGAAACCAAATGCTTAATTTTTAATCACTTGTAAAGGAAAACAAAATGAGTAATCAATCAGAGTTAATTTCAGCAGTTGCACATACTTTCACATACATGGACATTGAGAAAATGTCAGAAGGTCTTGGCTTACTTTTTGAAAGCCTACCAGCAGACAACATGACACAATGGTCTAAAGAAAATGGTCAGTTTCAATACACAAGCCAAGCACTAGCATTTAACGCACTAGCTAACGGCTTGGATTATGGCGTAAAAAATCAGCACAAGTTGGCAACAAAAACGGCAGACGATTTAATGCAACACAACAAAACCAACAACGGCACAGAATTTTGGAATGTTAAAGCCGAAAGCCTTTTAGAACGACTAGCAGTAATTGAGCATAACCTAGACGCACTTGAGCAAGTATTTCATGCAGTCAAAGAAAAATACGAACAAGCAACAGGCGACCAATGGCGACCTTACACAGCACCAAGCAAAACAGCAACAGAAACAGCGACAGCTTCAGAAGTTGCTTCTGTCTTAGCTAAATATAATCTAGCTTAATAGTTTATATTTGAGAAATAGCCCTAGAAATAGGGCTTTTTTTCGTGCATCATTTTGGTGCATAAGCCTTTTTACAAAAAACCCTCGCCTTCGGCTCGGGATTAATGTCTCGCCAAGCGAGACCAATCTTTATAAAGCCTACTCTTATGCTAATCTTACTTAGGAACTTATTAAAATCACTTAGCAATGTGCAAACAAATGTATTGTTTGCTTTTATTTATAATGCTCTTCATAGTATAATCTATACTAAATTTGCACCAGGTAACCCATACTACTATCATCGTATGGGGGCGATCATCAATTCCAATTTCAATTTAGGAGATTCAAATGCATGACTTAAATATTTATAATGTGCAAACATTACAAGAATTATATGCTGTATCTTTTTGGAAAGCATATAAAGTCTGGCCTCATGCCAATAGTAAACTCAAATCCAAAACAGAATTAGTTAATGCAATCAAACTGTTAGACCATAAACTTCAAGGAGAATAAAATGACTCAAATGGAAATTGATTATGACTCGCCTGACGAGTTAGATGCTCGTATCGACCAAGAAGAAGCTCACTTCTATTTTACTATAGAAGGCTTCCAAGATAGTATTCGTAAATATGGTTGTGCTTTTGTATTAAGTAAATTAGATGCAGATATTAAACTTCAAATCAAGGAGAAAATTAATGTGTAATTGTGAAGATGATTTAAAATGTGTTCCAAAATACAAACATAAATATGAGTTATTCGACAAAATAGTTATGGGCCTTGTGCTTACTACTATCATTATCTGCTTAGCTCTTACTATATATGGGGTTTTCCATCCTACATATGTAATGTGTTAGAATCATCCCTAGATTGCAGACAGCTGCCACGCATCTGCTGACAATCATAGGTCTTCATGCAATCAACTTAAGGAGTCAATTATGAAACCATATAGTTTTAATGATTTCCAAAAGGTATTCAATATGTTTAGATGGGAACATCCAGACATAAGGCAGACCTATTGGACTAAGGAAGATACAGCTTACGATTATGGACAACAAGCAACTGTTCGTGGTACTTATACTTTATCTACCATTTGGTACAAAGAAGAACGTGTATTACAATTTTATACAAATGATGAATCTAATAAAAGTAGACGCTTAACTGTTTACAATGTACATCGTGATGCATGTAGAGACACAGAATTAATAAGTCATCAAAGCTATAAAGCTAATGCTTCTACAATCATTGATGCTTTATATTATATTGTTAATCCTATAGAATTCCATAATAAAAATGGAACTTTAAAGAAAGGATTCTGGGGTGCATTAAAAAGACGACTTCGTTCTAATGCATTACGACCTAATCGTACTACTCAAATTATGCTTGACAAAGCAGTAGAGATAGGACATCTTGCAGAATCATTAGATACACCAGTAAGTCTTGAAGATCTTTTTGCAGTTAAAGATATACCTCAATGGGCTTATTACAAAGACTTCTTAACAGAAGAATATCATGTAGATGGTTCTCAAAAGCGTGTTAGAGTAGGCTCTACAGAATGGCAACAGATACATAGATCAACTGATCCAACAGACTATGGTTATCTATTCAATGACCGCTATGACATATGGCTCAAACCTGAGCAATTCTTTCATGATGGTCATGTATATAATCGTGGTGAAGTAGACATTGAGACATGTACTAATTGTGGTAATGAAACTGTTACCGAACTTATGATTGACAAAGTATGTCATCACTGTCTTGATGCATCATTCAAGATTCATAATTATTCTACTCGTGTAGAGCAGATGATTAAATTCAAAGCTACTCGTGTTAGACCTAATACTGTGTATCTAGGTTGTGAGTTAGAATACGAAACAAACAATCGTAATCGTGCACAGCTAGGTGTTGGTAAGCTAATGCATGGTCATGCTCTTATGAAATCTGATGGTTCTATTCGTAATGGTTTTGAAATTGTTACATGTCCAGCTACATTGGATATACATCTTGACATCTTCAAGAAATTCTACGATAATATACCACCTGATCTTAAGATAGCAAACAATGTAGGTATGCATGTGCATATCAGTCGCAAACCCTTGTCACAGTTGACAATTGGTAAGCTGATTGAATTCTTAAATCGTTTAGATAATAAAGCATTCATTCATCACATTGCAGGTCGTATAGATAATTCATATGCAAAGATGAGCAGTGACAGAACGATTACATTCTTAAGAAAGAATAGGCATGGTGGTGACAGATACAATGCACTCAATCTTAACAATGAGAAAACAATCGAAGTTAGGTTGTTTGCAACACCTATGAACTATAAAGAATTTGCTAGTCGCTTACAGTTTGTTCAAGCATTAGTAGACTATTGTAGTCCAGCCCAATCAAATGAATCTTTAAAGAAACAGACACACTATCAAGCATTCATGCATTGGTTATCTAGTAGAAAGCGTATGTTCCCAGAACTTAGTTATCATTTAAAGGAGTGTAAATAATGTGTATTGCAATCTATAAACCTGCAGATAAAATCTTATCTCAAGAAACACTTACCGAGTGCTATAATTCCAACCCTGATGGTGCTGGATTTATGTATGCTCAAGATAAAAAGCTACACATAGAAAAAGGATTCTTTAGTTATGATTCTTTTTATAATGCATTCAAACAACATGAACACAAACAAGCAGTCATTCACTTTAGGATAAAAACTCATGGTAAAATTGATACAACAAATTGTCATCCCTTTGCAGTTAATAATGCAATTGGTTTTGTGCACAATGGGATTATTAGTGGCTTCGGTGATTCTAATCATAGCGATACCATTGGATTTAATAATGCAATTCTTCAGCCACTTGTACATAAGTGGGGTAACTTGGCTCTCTTCCAAGATCCAATCATAAACCTTATCGAAGGTCGTATTGGATACAGTAAACTTGTGTTCCTTGATAGACATGGGAACCACAAGATTATGAATGAAGATAAAGGTGTATGGGATAATGGTGTATGGTATTCTAACAACAGTTACAAACCATATGTAGCACCAGTATCCTTAGGATACAAAGGTAAAGACTACAGTTGGAATAACACTGACTGGATTAAAGACACTTACAAAAAACCAGTAACAAAGATTAAAACTAAAACAGCAGTAGTAATTGGTGACATGGTAGAATTACTAGAAGACATAGCTGACCCAGGTACTCTAACTGTGCATGAAACAGGGGAAATATGTGAAGTTGTAGCAGTCAATCAAAACTTTACATGTGACCTTATGTTAGATAGTGATGGATCAGATAAAGATAAACCTAAATTTATTTACAATGTTCCATTCCATTCACTAAACTTTTTAGATGACTTTGCTTTAGATGATGAAGATTATTTAAATTGTCCTGTAGATCCAGTAGGTGTACCACCATATCATAACTATGCAGCACCTTCTTTATTGAAAGGAAAAACTAAATGAGTCTTAAAATCTTTCCATATAAATCTGGTAGCGTATCAGCTAAACGATTAGCCCGTACACTTGGTGTGTTACGGGTGTCATCTAGTTATAATGCTAGACGCAAGGATGTTATAGTTAATTGGGGTAGCTCTACACCACCACACTTTCGTTGGATGGAACAGGATCTCAATAAGCCACAGGCTATTGCCTTGGCTAGTAACAAACTAAATACTTTTCTAGAATACCGTACTAAATCTTTTAAACATGTGCCAGACTGGACTACTAATCCTAATGAAGCACAACAATGGCTTGACTTGGGACTTAAAGTATACTGTCGTACAACAACTATGGGACATAGTGGTAATGGTATTGTTATATGTAATGATGGTGATAGACTTGTACATGCACCACTATATACATTACATACTAAACATAAGTATGAGTATCGTGTTCATGTATTTAAAGACAAGGTACTTGATGTTCAAATGAAGCGTAAGCGTAATGGATCCCTAGGGGGATCAGGTGTTCGTAACCATGCAAATGGATGGGTGTATACAAGGGCAGAAATACTACCGTCCGAAGAACTACTATCATCATCAATAGAAGCCGTAAAATTATTAGGGCTAGACTTTGGTGCTGTTGACATAGGTCATCGACTTATCGATAATAAATTATTTGTCTTCGAAGTTAATACTGCACCAGGATTAGAAGGAACAACGCTTGACAAATATTCAAAAGCCATATACAATTATTATAAGACTATAACTTAAAAGGGGTATTATAATGCGTTGTATAGCTTGCAATAAAAACTTAAATGATTTTGAATCTACTCGTAAATCAGCTACAACAGGGGAATATGTTGACTTATGTAATCATTGTTTTCATAATGTAGAACAAGACATAGAATCTATTGTTCGTGAAGACTTACGAGATGAAGAATCTATTGAAGATGAAAATGAATTAGATGATTTAGAAGGGGATTTGTTAAATGGCTACAAAGAATGATATTACAGGGGATAGACTTATTAATAAAAGACTATCTAAAGAGGGTGAAGATAATTGGGATAAGATATTTAAAAAGAAAAAAGAATTACCTGAATATGAACTTGATAAGTCTACGGGGGAAGTTGTCAAAGTAGATTCTAAAAGATTAACTGATGCTTATAATGGACACTAATGGCCTTCATTCAACATACTAATTGCCCCAAATGTGGGAGTAAAGATAATCTAGCAGAATATTCTGATGGTTTCTATTGCTTTGGATGTGGTTATAGAAAGCAAAAGAATGATCTTAATTCTGTGCGAAGTAGATTGCAGAGTGGAGTAGACGGAGCGATGCCATCTAATGAGCTTGATATTTTTACTACTAATGATATACCAATAGAACCAATGCAATGGTTGCTTCAGTATGGTATTACGCAACAAGATGTTGATACATACAAACTTGGATGGAATTCTAATAATCAAATGTTAGTACTTGTCAATACACCTCAATATTACCAAGCTAGAAACTTCAGTAACTATGGGCCAAAGTATATAGCTAAAGGTAAAAAACCCTTGCTATTCTATGGGTTAGGTGATATACTTATATGTGTAGAGGATGTAATTTCTGCTATTAAAATAGCTAAAGCTAATAAAAATGTTACAGTAACTCCCCTACTAGGTTCAATTATATCTCTAGAACTCACAGAAACCATCCTTAAACGCTTTAAAAAGGTTTGCCTATGGTTGGATAGGGATAAAGCAATTGAAGCTGTTAAACAGGCTAGAAATATCAAACAAAAAGGTATTGACTCGGATGTAATAATTACACCCAACGATCCTAAAGAATATTCTACAGGAGAAATCAACCAATGGTTGAGAAACAAATAATTAAATTGTTTTGTGAAGATAAAATTATCTTTACAAAATACTACAAGTATGTTAATATTAATTATATTAAGATTAATTATAATGAATTATATAAATTATTTAATATGATAGATTTATATTATAATAAATATATTAATAATAATAATATTAATCTAAATGAATTAGATATATTTTATAATAGTAATTATTTATTAAAAGATAATGAAAGAAAAGATTTAGAATTGCTGTTAAAAGATGTCTATGAACAAGACATCACTAACATGGAAGCAATCATTGGACTGTTAGAGGAACACAGAAGACGTTCCCTTGCTGGACAAGTAGCACTTATGGCTCTAGATGTAGAAGCTGGTAAGAAATCTACAGCAGAGCTACTAGAATTATTTAATAACTTTGAACATCAAGAGGTGGAAGCAGATGAAATTACTCCGGTTGACATGGATTTGGATAACCTTTACGACACTCAAATTGCTACACCTGGTTTGCGTTGGCGTATTAATTGGCTTAATAAAAGTCTTGGATCTTTGCGTAAGGGTGACTTTGGGTTTATCTTTGCTCGTCCCGAGACAGGTAAGACTACATTTCTTGCAAGTGAGATTACGCATATGGTCAGTCAGACTGAAGGTGATATACTGTGGTTTAATAATGAAGAACAGGGAACTAAGGTTGGCATCAGAGTCTATCAAGCTACACTGGGCCTTACTACGCAAGCATTATTTGCAGACAAACAGACTAATAAAGCACGATATAAAGCAATAACAAATAACCGTATTAAGATTCTAGACTTTGAAGATTCAAGTAGTAAAAATAGAATTGAATCTGTACTTAAACAATACAACCCCGCTCTTATTATCTTTGACCAGATAGATAAAGTCCGTGGATTTAAAGGAGATCGTAATGACCTTGAACTCAAACAGATCTATCAATGGGCTAGAGAGATATCTAAAACATACGCACCAGTTATTGCTGTATCCCAAGCAAGTGGTGAAGCCGAAGGTAAACTATTTCTTACCATGGACATGGTGGATGGCTCTAAGACAGCCAAACAAGGCGAAGCTGACTGGATCTTGGGAATAGGTAAAGAACAAGATAACACTAGTAGATCTAGGTACTTTAACATTACTAAGAATAAACTTATTGGTGATAAAGATACATCACCTGATCTACGACATGGCTCTACGCAAGTATTAATTAAACCTGAAATTGCTAGATATGAGGACATATAAATGGATAATGAATTTGATATAGTATTAAAAGCAAGACCTGACTTGACTCGTGCAGATTTGTATGACATAATAGATATTATGGATGTAGGTGATACAATGCTGGAATCAGCTAACAAATACTATCCACTTAACAAAGGAGCAGGAGAGTGCGGAGCCTAGTTTTAGACGTTGAAACAACCATCAGCAATAAGGGAAACTCATTTGACCAATCAAACAAACTATGTTACATTGGGATAACAGATGCTAATGGTAATGACTGCTATGCAATTGAATACGGAAATGATCCTTACCGTAATAAACTAGACGAGGTGCAAAAAAGAATTGATGATGCTGAAATATTGGTTGGCTTTAATCTTAAGTTTGATTTGCATTGGGTTAGGAAATATGGAATTAACTTTGTGGGTAAGCGTGTTTGGGATTGTCAGCTGGTACATTTTATACTTACGGGACAACAATATCCCTATCCAAGTCTTAACAGTGTCGCTGCTTACTATAATTTGGGTAGTAAACTTGATGTTGTTGCTACAGAATATTGGAGCAATAAAATAGATACACCAAACATCCCTGCAGATATCCTTGAAGAGTATCTACTAGGTGATTTGCAGTTAACGCAAAAAGTATATGAGAAACAACAAGAAGAATTTGCGTTATGTACAAAACAAATGCAAAGATTAATTAGTTTACATAACCAAGACTTATTGGTTTTAGAGGAGATGGAATACAATGGTATACTATACGATGAAGAGGGATGTAATGAGGGAGCTAAAGATCTTGTATTACGGATCAGTGCTATTGACAACGGGCTTTATCAATATCATTCTCTTGCTGAGTTCAATCCTTCCAGCGGTGAGCATGTATCTTCTTTACTCTATGGCGGGACAATTAAGGTTAAAAGAAGAGAAATCATTGGAACTTTTAAAACTGGTGAAAGAGCGGGCCAACCTAAAGAAAAATGGGTTGAACACTTAATACCATTTGAAAGAATGGTAACACCATTAAAAAGATCTGAGTTAGAAAAAGAGGGTTACTTCTCAACTGATGAGGCCACACTTAAAGGGTTACGAGGTACTAAAAAAGCTAAAGATTTAATAGAACTTATCTTAACCAGATCTACCCTAGAAAAAAGATTAACAGCTTATTATAGAGGACTGGTTGAGCTTAGAACTCATATGAACTGGCCTATAAATAAATTACATGGGCAACTTAACCAATGTGTAGCTAGAACAGGTAGACTATCATCTAGTAAACCTAACTTGCAAAACTTTGATGGTGAAATTAAACAATTATTTGGGAGTAAGTATGCTGTTACAAGCTGATGCTAAGGCACTAGAATGGGTATGTGCAGCTTACTTAAGTCAAGATCCAATAGCAATTGAGGAGGTATTAAATAATGTTGATCAACATAGTGATAACCAAGAAAGATTTGGATTACCAAGTAGACTGGTCGCAAAGACTTTCGTCTTCAGACTTATATATGGAGGGTCAGCCTGGAGCTATGCAAGGGATCCCGATTTTAAAAACATTGGTGGAGAAACTTTCTGGCAAGGAGTTATTGATCAATTCTATGCAAAATATGTACGACTCGGAGAGTGGCATGTTGACATTGTCAATGACGCTAAAAGAGATAGAAAATTAACTATGCCTACAGGACGAATCTATTATTACGAACCTGAGGTTAGAAGTGGACAAGCTAAATGGCCAAGAACAAAGATATTAAATTACCCTGTACAAGGGTTAGGAGCTGACCTAATGGCTATAGCAAGAGTTTCTTTGAGTAATAGACTTAAAGATATGCAAGGAATCAAACTAATAAATACTGTACATGATTCAATTATACTTGACTTTGATTCTAAAGTATGGGATAATATTAGTATAGTATCAATAGTTGATAAATGTTTTACCGATATCCCATTGAACTTTAAGAAGTTATTTGGGGTAGATTTTAACCTTCCCATGAGGGTCGAGTGTCAAGTTGGACCTAACTGGGGTAACATGGAGATAGTGAATGTTAATTAATATTGTAGATGTAGGTGCACCAAATACACATGCAGCTAAGAATGGTCGATCATATCAATCAATCGAAGTTACATACAAGAATGATCTAGGTCAGACACAGTCTAAAAAACTAATGTCTTTCAGTAATCCAACTGTGTTTAATCATATTAAAGATTTAAACAAAGGTGAATCACTTAATGTAACAACTGAAAAAGATGCTAATGGTTATTGGCAATGGACTGGTATCGGAGGAGATAACGTTGTGTCAGAAACTAAACAAACAGCACCAGCAACAGGTGGTAGAGTTACAGGTTCTAACTATGAGACTAAAGAAGAAAGAGCAGCACGTCAAATATTAATTGTACGTCAATCTTCTTTATCTAGTGCAGTAGAATTACTTGGTGCTGGTAAATCTGTAGAAGATGTTATTGCAACAGCTAAACAATTTGAAGCTTATGTATTTAGTAAATCAACAGGTATTGATGCAATTAATGAATTAGAGGATGACATCCCTTTATAATGAAAGCTCTTATTGATGCTGACATAGTAGCGTATAGGGTTGCCTGTACGTTAGAGGAAGACGATGCCGAAGACTTTGTATATGCTAGAGCAGAAGATCTTATAGATAACATTCTAGTAAATACTGAAGCGACCGAGTATCGTCTCTTCTTAACAGGAAAGAATAACTTTAGGTATACAATATATCCTGAGTATAAAGCTCATCGTCCTAAAGAGAAACCATTCTGGCTTGAGAAATGTAGACAGTACCTTATCGCTACATTCAATGCAGAGGTGGTTGATGGACAAGAGGCTGACGACGCTTTAGGTATTGCTCAAACAGAGGATACAATCATATGCTCTATTGACAAAGACCTACTTATGATTCCTGGTCGGCACTATAACTTTGTTAAAGACGAGTTTCAAGAAGTTACCAATGATTCAGGTATGCGTCATTTCTACATGCAATGTCTCACTGGAGACCGTTCTGATAATATTAAAGGTATTGAACAGATTGGTCCTAAAAAAGCAGAAAAGATTTTAGTAGGTTGTGTAACAGAACAAGAGTTGTTTAACGCTGTTAGGGAAGCTTATAGTAATGATGAAGAATTCCTAATGAATGGTCGAGTCCTATGGATTAGACGTAAAGAAAACGAAGACTGGAAGGAAAGATTTGATACACTCATTCAAGAGCAAACTAGAGGAACAAGTTTGGAAGATTTTAAAGAGTAACTTTCCATCAGTTAAGTATGAGCCTGACAAGTTTAAATACATACAACCTGAAAAAGAAAGAACTTATATACCTGACTTTAAAACAGGTAAACGTAATATATACCTTGAAGCTAAAGGTAAGTTAGATCTAGATACAAGACAAAAGATGGTGTGGTTTAGAGATTCACATCCTGAAACAACTGTAATCTTTTTGTTTATGAATCCTGATAACAAAATTACTAAAAGAAGTAAAACAACTTATTGGATGTGGGCGGAAGCCAATGAGTTTAAATGGTTAGATTTTAGAAAGGATTGGTTAAATGATTATAAACAATTGTGTACAAAACTCTGATGGGTCTTTGGACTTTGACTTTCATGTAGATCCTGATGAAGCTTCATTCTTAATGGATTTAGCTATTAAAGAGTTAGTTAGACGTGGTGTATTTAGTATTGCTACAGATGTAGCTCAACAAGAATTAGACTTATTTAAAGGAGATGGAGGTATGGTATCATGAGTAATGGAAACTCACCAGCTTTCCCGTGTCAAGATAATAATAAACAAATCTATACAGGTATGAACCTTAGAGATTACTTTGCATTAGAAGCTATGAATGGTTTACTTGAAGCAGATCATGTTAAACGAGATGACATACCAGCAGAGGCTTATAGGCTTGCTGATATAATGCTTGAAGAAAGACTTAAGTATAAATAATTATGGCTAAAACATCTAATTACTGGGTTAAGGTTCGTTATGAAAAAGAAATACGAGTGCATGTTGTTAATGAAGAAATAGCTAAAGTTAAAGCAATGCATGACTTTCTTACTGAGCTTCCTAACATTAGTGAAAAAGATTTAAGAATTATCCATGTAGAAACTTCTGAGGACAGAAAATGAGTAAGATATTATTATTAGATATTGAAATGGCACCAAATGTAGCCCATGTATGGGGTATATGGGATCAGAACATTGGTCTTAACCAACTTAGAGAATCATCTTATGTAATGTGTTACGCAGCCAAATGGTTGGGTGATAAAAAGATGATGTTTGATTCTGTAAAGAAATCTGGTGAAAAGAAAATGCTTGCTAGTATCCATAAACTACTTGATGAAGCTGATGCTGTTATCCATTACAATGGTAAACGTTTTGACATACCTTCTCTTAACAAAGAATTCTTATTAAATGGTATGTTTCCACCAGCCCCTTTTAAAGAAATAGATTTACTTACTGTAGCTAGGGGTCGCTTTAGATTTGTATCTAACAAGCTTGACTACGTTGCTCAGTCACTAGGTTTAGGTAAGAAGACTGCTCATGAGGGGCATGAACTATGGGTGCAATGCATGGCAGGTATCCCTAAAGCATGGAAGACTATGGAAGAGTATAACAAAAACGATGTTATCCTTCTAGAGAAGGTCTATGAACGCTTTAAACCTTGGATTAAAAACCATCTTAACCACAACATTATTAATGGAACTACCAATTGTTGTCCTACATGTCAATCTAAAAACATACAGAAACGTGGCTATAACATTACTACAACTAGCCGTTATCAACGTTATCAATGTCGTGATTGTGGTAATTGGTTTAGAGATGGAACTAATTTAAAACCAAAAGGATCGCAGAAGTTAGTAAATGTTTAATTACTACTATCATCACTTAACAAATAACTTGCATTCTTTTTATAGAAATGGTATAATATATGGGTAGTGCCTTAGACAAACAAATTGGTGGAGATCATTATAAGCAGTTTAAAATACAACCTGCTTTCTTTTCTTATGTTAATGAAATTCCTTACTTAGAAGCTACAGCTATTAAATATCTTTGCAGATGGAAAAACAAGGGTGGTATACAAGACCTTGAAAAAGCTAAACATTTTATAGATTTACTAATTGAATTTGAAAACACTAAATGACACTTACGTTACAAGAAATAAAAGTAAAACTAGCTGAAGAGTATGATGAAATTACTTTGTTAGAAGTTTTAAATATTAACTCATATGATCTAGTTGATGCATTCTTTGAACGTATAGAAGAAAGGTATGAACACTTTAATAAAGAACTGTCAATGAATAGGGACAATGAATAATGCAATTAACCGATTACCAACGATTCATTCATGCTAGCCGCTATGCAAGATGGCTACCTGAAGAGTACCGTAGAGAAACATGGAAAGAAACTGTAGACAGATACACTGGATTCTTTACTAATAGATTCCCTGATATCTTTCCTACTGAAGATGTAAATAAAGCAATACACAATTTGGATGTAATGCCTAGTATGAGATGTTTAATGGCGGCAGGGCCTGCTTTAGAACGAGATGAGATAGCTGGTTACAATTGTAGCTTTATAGCTATTGATTCACCTAAAGCATTTGACGAAGTAATGTATGTTTTAATGTGTGGTACTGGTGTAGGCTTTAGTGTTGAAAGACAATTCATTAATAACTTACCTAATATAACAGAGGAATTTCATGAAACTGATACAACAATTAGAGTTAAAGACTCAAGAATTGGGTGGGCTAGTGCATACCGTGAACTCATTAGCTTACTCTATTCAGGAAGACTTCCAAAATGGGATACTTCTGGAATTAGACCTGCCGGAGCTAGGCTTAAAACTTTCGGGGGTAGAGCAAGCGGCCCTAAGCCTCTCGAGGACTTGTTCGCATTTACGGTACACACTTTTAAGAAAGCAGCAGGAAGGAAGCTTAACAGCTTAGAATGCCATGACCTTGTATGTAAAGTTGCTGATATTGTTATTGTGGGGGGTGTGCGTAGGTCAGCTCTTATCAGCTTGTCAAACCTCACCGACGACAGAATGCGTAACGCAAAAAACGGAGAGTGGTGGCGTACTGATGTGCAGCGTAGCCTTGCCAACAATTCCGTTGCTTACACCGAGAAACCCGATGTAGGTATTTTCTTAAAAGAATGGGGAACATTGTATGACTCGAAAAGCGGGGAACGAGGTTTATTTAATAGAGTTGCAGCTACAAAGAAAGCCAGCTCTAACGGAAGAAGAGATGTTGAAGGCTTTGACTATGGTACAAACCCTTGCGGAGAAATTATCCTGCGATCTAAAGGACTTTGCAATCTCAGTGAAATTGTCATCAGAGAGAATGATACCCTTATTAGTCTTAAGGAAAAAGTCAGGATCGCAACAATTGTCGGGACATTTCAATCCACCCTTACAAACTTTAGATACTTAAGAAGTGAGTGGAAAAAGAATCAAGAAGAAGAACGTTTACTTGGTGTAAGTATGACTGGTATTATGGATCATCCAGTACTTAGTCAACCTAATGAAGAAACAATTAACTGGTTAACGGAGCTAAGAGAATATGCAATTAAAACTAATAAGGAGTGGGCTGAACGACTTGGTATTCCTGTGTCTGCTGCTATCACTACTGTTAAACCCTCAGGAACAGTTAGTCAGTTGGTGGGTTGTTCTAGTGGCATTCATCCTGCATATAGTGAATACTATATTCGGACTGTACGAATGGACAATAAAGACCCCCTCACACTCTTCTTTAAAAGCCAAGGAGTCCCTAATGAGCCTGATGTTACCAAGCCAAGTGACATTACAATCTTCAGTTTCCCGCAAGAAGGAAGCAAATCAGGAGTAACAAGAAACGAAACAAATGCAATAGATCAATTAAAACTTTATAGTGTATACCAAAAACACTGGACAGAACATAATCCTTCTATTACTGTATACTATAAAGATGATGAATTCTTGAACATTGGTGCTTGGATTTATAATAACTTCAGTGATGTCTCAGGTATATCGCTTCTGCCTCATACCGATCACGTTTATGAACAAGCTCCTTATCAAGAGATTACAAAGGAAAAGTATGATACCTTTGTAAGTAGTTTCCCTTCAATCGATTGGGGTAACTTAAAAGAGGAAGAAGACACCACTACAGGAACACAAGAGTTAAGTTGCTTAGCTGGTGCCTGTGACATTATAGGAGTACAGACATGATTACCTGGAGTTTAATACAAGGTTGTACCTTTGGTTTAGAACTAGTAGATGGTAAGATGATAGATCCTAATAGTGAAGCAGTGTATTTAGTAATAGACTTATTTTTATTCAGGGCAGTAATAGATATTTAAAGGAGAAAACATGCAGTATACGCAAGTGCAAATTAACAAGGTAGACAATGGTTATTTAGTAACAGCAAATAAAGTTGTCTTTGGTCAACCACAACCTGAACAGACTATTAAAGTCTTTCATGAATGGGACTTAGTAGAACAGTTTCTAAATCCTAAAGCAACATTAGCATCAGTATAAATAACAAAGCCCCTTAATCGGGGCTTTTTTATTATTACTTATTCATTACATACATTGTAACTTCGAAACCGAAACGCATTTCAGTAGCAGCGGGTTTAGTCCACATAGTAATCTCCTTAAAAGTTAATGTAAAGTTTTCACTCTACCCAATAATTATACCATAATGAATGAAAACAATCATCAGTAAAACCATGAATCTATACTAAGTAGCTTGTGTTTGAGCTGTTAAAATACCATTAGTAAATGTCATACTACCTTGTGTTCCTAAAGCAGTTAAAGCTGCTGTAGTAATAGTAGCTGTAATACCTGTATTCTGAGTAGCCATAGTACCTAACCCTAGGTTAGTTCTAGCAGTAGCAGCACTAGCTAAGTCTGATAGATTATTAGCACGATAGGCATAGGTTGTATCAGATCCTGTAGCAGTAACACCTAAGTTAGTCCTAGCTCCCGCTGCAGTGGTAGCCCCTGTACCACCATTAGCTACGGTTAAAGGTATAGCAGGGAACGCTTGTACAATTGCATACTCAGCGGCAGTTAAATGATAATATTGTGAAGCAATACCACCTTGAATACTCTGTAAAGCATTATGCTGTCTAGTCTGAATGTTTAATAAATTAGATCCTGTAAAGTCAATAGACGTCCAAGCAATAGAAGATTGTTGCACAAGCAATTGAGAAACAGCAAAAAACCAATCACGCCATACAAATACGTCCGTAATTGGGTTGTTAGGTATTGGAGGTAATTGAATAGCCATTAATTAGAATCCTCAATCTTCTTCATTTTATTCTCACGTGTTGTTTCTTTTTTCTGTCTCTTACGTTCCATAAGAACATCAGGACTTGTATTTTGTTTATTAGTCTGACCATAAATAGGAGTACCCACAAAGCTTGCAACTGCTCGTTTAATCTTTTCACCTTTAGGTGCTTTAACAGCAGAGCTTACTTGGAATGGTAAGAAAGGTTCTACTATCTTTTCAACTACATCAATAGGACCTTTAGTAGTGTCTTTAGATATTTCTATTATAGTTTTAGGGAAGTAACCAAATTTATTACTTAGTGTTTTCCACGGATGCATTACCCAATGAGCTGCTTCCATAGAGTGTTTAGCTGCTTGCATAGTTGTACCATCTTTTAAATCAATTCGAGTAGGATCTTTATTTTCCCACATATAATTACCTGATGTAGCATAGTTAATACCATTGTAAATCGTAGCCCAACCTATTAATGTAAACAATGCATAACGTCTAGCTAAGTCGGCTTGAGATGTAGGATCATTTAGTCCTTTAAAACCTTTACGTAATTCCCAATTCTTAGGCTTTAATAACTCTTTAGGTAGTCCTGTAGTAAATGCTCTTAATGTAGATACCGTCCAGTCAGGTGCAAATAAAGCTACGTTAGCCCACATCCTATTTTCTTTTTTAAGAAGTTTAAATAAGAATTCTCTAAGTACTACACTCTGTGTATCATTAGCTATTTGTAACCAATTTAAACCACCCATTGTATTATTAACAAACTTAGATACTTCTTCTCCAATAGCTTGATCACTAAGTTCAGGATGTCTAGTCTTAATCTCTGTAAAGTAATGTTGCCATAGTTGTAATTTACCAGCAGTATGCATATACTCCCAAGTAAACTTTTCTAGGTGCCCTAAGAAATGTTCTTGTAAAGGGTCAGTAGCTCTACTTAATAATTTAACATTACCTGTTTCTTTACTAATAGGTTTAATTAAATAAGTATTAATAAAGTTATCAATATCTTTACCTAACTTTTCAACAGAACCTAATTGAACGTCATCTGATTTAATACCAAGATTTGTATCTAAAGCTTGTTTAACTGTTTGACTAGCTCCATTACGTTCAAACTCTTCTAAAGCTTGTCTAGAACCCGCACCTTTAGTAAAGATTTCTTTAATCATTAAGCTAGGAGCTGCTGTTGATTTAGATATAAACAATGATGTAGCGTGAAATAATGATGCAGTGGTTGCAAATGTCTTAGCAAGCATTGAAACAGAATTCAATCCTTGAAGAAGAAGTAAAGGATCTTTTTGATAGAACAGATGACCTAAAGGATCTGCAAAGTCAGGGTGTACTTTATAACCTTTTAATACTTCTGAACCAGGTCCTGTAAACGGAACATAGTTCCCTTCATAAGCAGTCTTAGCATCTTTAGTTATAATAGGTAACTCTTTAATTGTACCTAAAAGTTTGTTACCATCTAACTTAATCTTAGTTAAGTAGTTAACAAGACGTTTTTCAATTATAGCTTTACCCATAGAGTCTTTATAGATTTGCATAATCTTTGCAATATCTTTTTCTACAATAACACCACGAGTATCTATACCTAGACTATCACCTGCTTCACGTAGCTTAGCTTCAAGCTCTCTAATATATCGAACAGTACGAGCCTTAGCAAAATCTCTAAAGAACCTAGGACTAGTGTTTTTAAATAACCAATCACTAATTTTAATTTGTTCATCTCTATTTAAGTTACTACCTTTAAAGTTAAGAGCATGAGTTACATAGTTTTGTCTAGTCTTTTCATAGTTACCCTCTGTTCTAGCAAGGATATCTAAACGTTTAAATTCGTTTTTAACTAACTCCATAGCTTTAAATGTCTCAGGAGTATCATGCGGACGAGCTTCAACCCTATCAACTACATTAGTTAATCTTTGTTCATGTTCTTTTAAGAAAGAAAGCTGTCTTTCTGGAGTAGCTTCTTTAGGAAAACCTTTAGATTTATTATAGTTATGCCAGGCACGATCAAATCCTTTAAAAGTATTAGGATTCTCTTTAGCAGCTATTCTAGCATTGTAACGTTCAATACCAGGAAGTCCTTCAGATATCATCATACGGTATACTTGTCTAGCACCAACCATACCACGATCAATACGATCAGCCATACTTGTAGGTAAACCTAAAGCTTTACGTCTTTCAGCTCTAGCTTCTTTAGCTGCCACTATTGTTTCATTGTCACCATAAAGTTTTTGACGTTTAGTTTCTTGATTTACTAATACATCAAAAGTCTTTTGACCTTCAAGAGCCATAGTAATATTTTCTCTATTACGTACATCAGGAACCATTTGTTCAAGTGTAGCTCTCCAAATCTTAGACTCTCTAACATTTTTAGTTATATCAGCAAGAGTCTGCAGAATAGCTTGTATAGGTTTATTTTTATTAGATATAGTAGCTTCTTGTACAGGAGTAAATACTTGACCTGATCTAGCTTCAGCTTCAGCTGGGTCAGCTACATCTTGTGGCATTGGATTATCAGGTAATGTATACTCAGCTTCAGGTTTAGGCTGAGTCTTTGCTGCCATAGATTCTGCTAATGTAGGAAGTTTAAACTTCTTCATTATGTTAGCTGCCATCTTTTCAGCTTGAGTAGTTATAGCTGTAGGTTTAGCAGCAATAGCACTAAAAAGAGAAGCTTCTTTAATTTTCTCAGAACTAAGTTTTTCACCTGATGCTAATTCAGAACCAGCTTCAAATGCACCACCAGCTACTCCTAATCCTGCTCTTTGCATTAAAGGACTTATTGTTTTACCACTAGCTAATACAATAGGTTTTAAGAAACCAGGTCTAAACAATACAGTACTACCAGCATACACACCATAACGAGAAGCTTTAGGATTATCTTTTATTTCTGCTTCACGAGTCTTAGTATCATAACCAGTAAACTCTTTAAACTTCTCAGGCATAAACTCATCATAAAGTTTTTCTGTAGCTTTTTCACCAGCAATTAATCCACCAACACCTCCTACAATAGCCCCTGCAATGCCTCCTACAGGGCCTCCATAGATAGTACCTAGTGTTCCTAATCCCTCAGCTCCAAGTGTCATTGCTGGTAATGCAGGAGTAAGTTTAGCAGCTGTACCTATAGCACTCTTAGTAAATGCTTTAACAGTATCAATGTTCTCAGCAGATCCACCTTCAAAAGGTACATAGCCAGGATAAGATGATGTTTTAGTTTTAGTTTTGGTAGGTTGATTAAAACCTGCTAGGAGGGGATTTGTTTCTGTTTGAACTTCTTCTTTAAAACCGTCAAGCAAAGGATTAGAAGAAGAACTAGGCCGATCTAACACCTGTTGAGGTTGTGCTTCATCGGCTTTGGTAACTGCATTGTCTGCAGTCATGGTAGCTTTTAAATTTTCCTCAACCCACTCGGGTGATCGTTTTGATTGTAAATAGGGACTTGATGGAAGACTTGCCCAAACTGAACCCAACTTTTCGTTAGCAGTTTTGTAGTCTCCCTTTTGAATATCTTCTAGTGCACCTTTATCTTGAATAAGTTTAAGTGCAATCTTCTTTTGACTATCAGGACTAAAGTCAGTAATACCTAGTTTAGGAGCAACATCATCATAAGTCTGTTTAGTAATCTGCCATTTGCCTGCAGCTTTACTTGGACCTTCTTTAGTAGTAGCACCAACAGTATCAGGATGTTTAGAATAGTCATAGAACTTACCACCACCAACAATGGTGTTGTAATCAGGACTACCCTCAGCTTTATTTAAAAACTCTAAATAGTTATCAACATTAGAATTATAGTCTACGCTAGAGGGTGGGTCATTAAATCCATCTAATAAAGGATTTGCTGTAGCCATTAAACTTCCTTATTTATATTTAGCAGGATTTACTTTAATATACTTTTCAAACTCTAAATCAGGATAAGCTTCTTTAAACTTAGCTTTAACATGATCAAGCAAAGCTTTTGTTGGAGTAGCATTAAGAGCTTTAATAGTGTCTTGAATAACTTCTTGTGAAGGTACATTAGCATTATCAGTAGTAGTCTTATCTGTAGTATCTTTAGCACCAGGTTTTAACTTAGCAGTATAACCTTTAAGTTTAGCTTCTTCAAGTGCAATCTCAGTTTCTAAATTAACAACCTCTTGTTGTAAAAGTGGAACTTCTTTAGCACGTTCATCATCGTCCATTTTTAAACCTGATGAATCAATATATAAATTACCTTTTCTTAATTCAAGTAATTTACTTTGTTTTAATTTAAGATCTGTTTGTAATGAAGTAACTCGTTTTTGACCTTCATTAATAAAAGTAGTAAGCTCTTCTTTTGACTCTTTGTTTTTAGCAATTTCTCGTTTTGCAGCATTATTTGTTATAGTTTCATTAGCTAACCTATCTCTTGTAACTTGAGCTTTATTAGCTCTATCATTTTGTTCTTGTAATTTAACACCTTTTAGCATAAGTTCAAGTTTCTTAGCAGCTGACATAGAAGCATCTGAATATTTCTCTGCAATAGCTAAACGTGCTTTAGGATCTGTCATAGATCTTAAATCACCAGCAGGAATACCATTCATTTCTAATAACATTAATGTAGATTGCCATGCTCTTTCTAATTCTACAGGATCATTTGTTCTCTTAGCTACTTCAACATAACCACCAGCAAGTCTACCAGTTATTTCCATAATATCTTTAGTAGCACTAATACGACGAGTCTGTGCTTGTGTTCTAGCTTCTTCTAATTTACCAGCAACTTCAAGTTGTTTTTGATATGGTTTTAATAGACCAGCTCGTTTAAATTCTTCTGCTAATTTATAAGCAGAGTCTACTTGATCATTAGCTTCAGTAAAATCTAATGTAGCTTTTTTAACCTTTGTAGCAATATTACTAACAGGAGGAGGTGCAGTCTCTTGTGGTGAAGGAGGTTGATTATATCCTTGTACAGGAGTTTGTTCTTGAGGTGCTGCTTCAGTAGGAGGTTGCTCCTGACCAGAACTAGGATCTACTTGAGTTTGTAGAGCTTGCTCAGGAGACTTATAATCTTTAGGAATAGCTCCGCCAAGACCATAAGGCATGTCAGCAGGACTCTCAGCACCACGTTGTTCATAAGTACCAAACGGAGATGTAGGATTAACATCTGTTGTTTCAGCAGTAGCATATTCTGTAGGAGCTTGATCAAGTCCTGTAGGACCTTGACGAGTTCCTTTATCTTGTGTTTGATATGACAACATTGGATCTTGTTGATTGTTCATAGTAGGAATAGAAGTAGGAGCATTAACTTTAGACTCAGCTAGTCTTTTAATAGCATCTTCTTTTAATGCATTCTTTTTCATTATTTCTTTAGATTTTTTATAATCTTCTAAATCAATTTCAGCTTCGCCTGTTTTAAGAACATCCATTCTGTCCCTAGCCATCTTAGCTTCTATTCCACCAAAAGTGGAAGTACCATAATACATTGGAATGCCTGCCATAATTTATCCTTTATCCAAAAAATCCACCAAGAGCACCACCTAAACCAAGAACTGCTTCTAATTGTTGGTCCTTTTTATTCTTTGCTGCTAATGATTGCATGTTAGCTGCATTTGCATAAGCAGTTTGACCTACAGCTGGAGCTTGATTTGCTCCTGATTGTGCAGATAATTGATTTACATAATTATTAAACCAGTCTTGTGCTACGTTAGCACTTTGTTTTTGTAATGATGCTAATGTATTACCTGAAATAGATTGACCTGAAGCGGATGCTTGTCTTTGAATAGCTTTAGCTTGTTCTTCTTGAGCAAAGTTATAACCTGGCATACCATAAACCCTACTAGGATCGTTCATTAATTGATTTAATTGAGTAGCAGCATCCTCTCTATATTTAGCATAAGGATCTGCATTAGCTTGAGCTGCTTGAGGTGTTTGTCCTGTACTTGTATTATTAAAGGCATCATAAATACTCATACCACTTTTAATAAGATTAGTATATTTACTAAGACCACCAATACCACCATTACTAGTAGGAATACCACCAGATTCACCTGTTGTAATTGTATTACCTAAATTACTAAGTGAGTTTGCAATACTACCAAAAGAAGAACTTGCATTAGGTACAGATGAAGTAAAACCACCAAGACCATTAATAAAAGAATTAGCTCCACTAAAGGCACTAGATACTCCTAAACCTCCTGCAGTAGATAGTAATGAGCCTCCAATACCACTAGCTAAAGTGCCAGAGGTTAACATACCTGCCCCTGTCATTCCTCCTCCTAATATACTAGGAGCTGAAAGTGCAGCAAACCCAGAAGGAGCAAGGTAAGGCATACCAAAGTAAGCAGCAGCTATAGTTCCTATAGGTCCCAAAGCATCGGCTACACTTCCTACAGCGTCAACAACGCCACCGACTACAGAACCAACTGCATCGGCTACACCTCCAACAATATCAGCAACAAAGCCCATCTTGTGTAATCCTTATATTTATTTTATTATTAATTTGATTGTATGGTTTAAATCCCAATCTAGTTACAAACTTTAAAGCATTTAGATTATTAGAATGAACAGTAGAAATAACTTCTTTATGTTCGTTTAACAACGGAACTAAAATAGCTTTAACATATTTTCTAAGATTAAATTTATCTGTAGCAAATATGTGAATTTCATTATCTCTTACTGCAACACAACCTATAACACCATTTATAGTTTTAATAGGGTAAATGATAAACCCTGTAAATTGTTTTAAGAATTCTTCTTTAGTATCTTCCCAATAGTCTTTATAACTATCCCAAGCTTTTTCAATAGCTTTAGTTTGTTCCTGCGTCAAGGTCCATTTCACAAGCTTGCAATCTAAGTGGCTGGTTGTCTGTGCAGAAAAATTCATAAGCTCTTCGTCTAAAGTTACCGTTTTGATATAAAACACTTCTAGTTGCACTTAGATCAACATTACGATATTGAGACCAATTTTGATAGTCATCATCTGTATGTCTTATGCGAAGTGTAGCTCCTATCTTATCACCTACTACCTCAAGTCTACCTATAAATTTACGTGTAGTAGCTTCAGCATCTATTAAAGGTGTTCTAATTCTATATTGAATAGGTCCTGTTTCATCAGTATAAGTATGCTCACTTATATTATACAGTTTTCCATTAGAGTTGTCAAGAGCATATCCTTCATTATTATATGATGTAAAAAATGTACCATTTAAAATAGTCTCTTGATTATTTACATAAGAAGTCCAAATACACCATTGTTTACTTTTAATATCACAAACAAGAGTTAAATCATCATCTAATAAATTAAGCACATAAAAATAATGTCCTGCTATTTTTAATGAGTAAGCTCTAACATTAGTTAAAGAAGACTCATCTAGTATTCTTTCAATAGAAACATCTGAAATTTGTACTGGTCTTGTACCATCAAGCATAAGAACTGATCTACCAGTATTACGCCCTACAGCTACCCATACAACTGTTTGTTGCATTTCTACAACAGAGTTACCATTAGCACATCCAAACTCAATACGAAATGTTTGATTAGGTAACAATGGAGATCCTACTGCATTACCTGCATCATAGAAAAACTCTGTAGACCATTGTCCAAAGGCTATTAAATAGTTAAAGTGTTTAGCTAAAGCAACACCTTTATCAGGTTCAGCTTCTGCTGTAATAAAGTTTAAAGCATCCCATTTAGTAGGATCATTTGGTTCACTATTCCAAATCTTACCATCGTCTGTCATTACATAGACATAAGTATTAAAATAAGCAGTCCCTGGTACAATACTACCTGATGGAAACCCATTAAGTAAACAAGTAGCAGTAGCTTGAATACCTGATGGTGATGCTGAAATTGTTATTGTAGGAGGGTTAATATAACCTGTTCCTGCATTTGTAATAGTAATTGCTGTAACAATACCACCAGTTTGTGTAGCTGTTGCTGTAGCAGGAGTTCCTGCATATGTTAATGTAGCTGTACCATCAGCTTGAGAACCACTAGTAAAAGTAGGAGGAGTACTTGCTGTAGTTCCTGCAACAGTTACTGTATAAAGATTAGTACCATAAGAAACTTGTTGATTTACAATATATGGTGTTGTAGCTGCCCAGGCAGGTCCAAACGTAACAGTAGGTGTAACATATGTAGTACCACCTGCTGTAATTGTAACAAATGCTACGCTATCTGATCTAACTCTAGCTAAGGTTGTTCCATCATAAGTATAACCATAGTCTCCTTTTTGAAAGAACATATAACCATTATTAATGGTATTAGTAAACGAACAAGGAGTAGTAGTTCCTGTTAAACTTCCTACAGTAGAAACAGTACTTAAATTAGTACTATAAAGAGTGTTATTAGTAACACCATAAATTTTACTAGCATATGTATAAAGACCTTGTCCAGTTCCTGCTGTAAAACTTACTGCAGAAGATGTATATCCTGGTCTTTTCTTAGCATAGATAGTTCCATTATAGTCATCTGCATAACAGTTAACCATCTTAGAACCTTTAGCTGTGGTATCATTACGAAACTCTACCCCATAACTCATAGGTAAACGTAAAGTTTGCATTATCTAAACCTTAATACTTGTGATCTAATATCTGGTTGGAAGAATGTAGAAGCGTACTCTGTATCCCATGCCATTAATCTTTGTTTGTATGACTCTGCTCTAGAGATAACACCACTTAGTTTTTCTAAGGGTAGACCATAGTCAACTGCAATCTCTGAAGCTAGACCCCAACGCAATGATTGAAACCACTCTGATGGAAAGTCAAATGTTTGATTAGCTGTAGTAATATCCTCAATAGGACGTTGAACAGTTATATGTAATTCATATGTAGTTGATGTACTTGCATTAGGAGTTAAGAATACTTTAAGTTCTCCATATGTTGGATAAGGCCAGTAGTACACAGAGTTTACTGTACCTGTGTTAAACTTAGAACCTAAGATGTTATATTCTTGTTGTGAAAGAATAGACATAGGTAAATCAATATAAGTATTTAAAAGAGAGTCAACAGTAATAGTTGCTGGAGTTGTAAACGTACCACCAGACATTGTTAAAACATCACCTACTGCATAGTCATTACCACCATCATTAGCAAGAAGAGCTTTAGTAACAACACCACCAGTATAAGTTAAATTAAATGTAGCACCGGAGCCAGAACCACCAGTAGCTGATACAGGGTTTGTAGCTTGTACTGTATAACCTGTTCCACCTGAAAGTAAAGATATATCTGCAACTTGATTAGTAGTATTAGATATCTTTCTTAAAAAAGATTGAATAAGTCTTAAAGGTCTATTAGTATTTAAATCATAAGAACTAGAAGGCCCAATAGTATAAGTTGTTTGGTTAGACTTTAAAGGAATGGTTAACTCAGTAACTGTCCATAGTTTAATACCATCAGTCATCCAATCCTTAAGCATCATATTAAGAACCAAACTTGCACTTTCAATAGCACTAGCCGTAGGTTGTGTGCCTTCTTCAAGCACACCTAATAGACGTAGAGATGACTGAATAATGTCATTACGAGTTACGCTAAATGTTGTTGTACCTGAAGTAGCCATATTAGTCCTTGTTCTTTCCTAATAGTTTTTGTACTGTCTTTGTTTCGTAGATACGGATAGTTGTCCATATAATTGTAAATAAAGCTGCAATAGCAGGTAGTAATTGCATCATAGTTCCTACTGCTGTAGCAATAGATGCACCATCAATTACATGTTTAGTTGCATCTGTTAAATGTTCGTGGGGCATTATAAGTCCTTAGGTTCCCAGCCATAAATCTCGGCTATTTGATATGTTAGTTTATAGAAGTTTTTGTTATGAAGTTCATATCTTTTACCTTCAAGGTATAAAATAAGATGCACCATTTCATGTGCCATTGTTTTCTCTAGAGTCTGTAGATAGCTTTGTTTACTTGTACTCATGGTAATGCAGTGTGGTTCAGGTGAATACGATCCATACATATCAGGATCATCTACAACTAGAAACTCTATCTCGGAAGGTCTGGGTAACTCATACTTATTGAAAGGTGGTAGTTCACTTAACATTCTGTAAACTGCTTTACACGTTTCAACTGTTATAAGTTTCATAAAATCAATATGGTCTAGTGCCAGCTTTGTCTATAATTAAAACTTGTTTGCGAGGTTTGTCTGCAAACTTGTTAGGTATGGATATGTGTACCCATGAATCAAACTCTCGAATAAGTTGATCATACTCAAGGTTTGTTTTAAGAATCTCTTTAACAATGTTATCAGGTGTTAAGCCTGGTACTTTAATATCAGCAGCACAACCATTACAGTGTTGACTTGTAGGTTTACTTCCTACTGCAGTATTAACTTCTGGTGATCTATAAGCAGAGTTAACCATTATTGGTCTACCTAAAGTTCTACGAACTTCTTCTAACATCCGTGATAATCTAACTAGGTTAGCTTTGACTTCCTCATTAGGAGTATTGTTTAAACCTTGACGTTCAGCTATCTCTGAGTGTGTTAGTTCTTCTAATGTAAAGTGTTCGCTTAGTTTCATTTCTTTTTAATGTAGAATAGGCTACGCTCACCAAAGAGATAGAATCCTACCGCTGAAGCAAAGTTATTAACTTCTTCACTAGGGTGTCCACTGATGACTGTATATACCCATGTAGAAAGCACAAGAAGGCCTATTAGAGGCCTCATTAATCTAACAATGGCTTCTACCCAAGGGTAACTTGTATTACCCGCTCCTACGTCGTTCATTGTCTTAAAGAACTCTAAGTCAAGAGTCTTCATTTGAGTATACTGTTCTATAGTAGCTGGTTTAAATACATCAGGTGCAATAAACTTACTAATAAGAGACTTGCCTAAGTCCATAACCATTGGAGCAAAGGCTGTTAACATTGTTATTGGATCCATTATTTAATCTCCACAGGATAGAATCTTGTTACATCAAAGTCACTAAAGTCTCCACCTTCCCATTGTATATGGATAAGATTACCTTTAGCTGTCCAACAAGCTGTCATATATTCTTTATCAATACGTTGGGCTACGGCTACAAAACCTTCACCAACAGGGCACTTTTCTTTAGATAGTACAATACGAACGTTCTCATTGTATTGCATTACCATTAAGTTGGTATCACCTGCATAAGAGTAGCTTGCTAATAATAGTAAGGCTACTAGTTTTTTCATTACTGATCCGCAGGTTCTGGCGTATTGCCTTCGCTTACCCATTTAAGATAGGTTTGGTAGTCTATGTTAGCTGGGTCAAATGGGATAAAAGCATTGTCTGATATTCTAATTACAACATTTTCTTTTGTTAATTTATACATAATTATAGCTCCGCACTTGCTGTTATAGATGCACCACCAGAACCAAGTCTTAATAATGATGTTTGTCCAGCAGTAAACATTGATGTATAAGTATCACCTTCAACTCTAAAGGAATTTACTTGCACTCCTAATACTGAATTAGTGCCTATTGTACCTGGAACAGCTCCACTAGAAGTAGTATAATGTAATTGTCCAGCACCACTTCCAGCAGCTGGGAGAGTAATGGTTGGAGCAGCTCTCATATTTACATTAAGCTGAAATAATGGACCTCTAACAGAACTAGTATTAATTACAGCTCCAACAGAAATAAATCCACTATCAAAAGGTAATGTTTGGTAATACCTCTGACAACTAGCCAATTCCTGATTATAAAGTCTGCGTTCAAACGGTGTTGCTACTGTGTTTTGTTCTAGTTGGACACCAGTAACATACCATGTAGCTCCGTTAGTGCCTACGACTGATGTTGCTCCTGTAGGTTGAACATAAGCAGTTCCAGACCAAGCATTAGCAGTTCCACTATATGTAGAACCAGCACCTAAACTAAAATTAATAAGTATACCAATACCATTAGTTGTTAGCCATGTTCCAGAAGTATCACCAGTTATTGTTACAGACTTTTGTTCCCAAGTATTAGCCACAGAAATTGTATAGCTAAATGGATAACTTCTAGAGCTGTCAGAATTATACAATGCACCGCCAAAAGTTCCTGTAAGTGATGACCTAATCCAAAAAGAAAAAGTTACAGTTTTAGCTGTAGCAGTTCCCCATCCTAAATCTGCTATGTTATATCCTTCAATACGATGTTGAACACTAAAAAAATCACCAGATAAAACAGTATATGCAGAAGATGATGTAATTCCTAAATAATTTGTATAGCCACTTGGCGGAGTAACTGAACCAGCATTTT